TTTTGGCAAAAAATAAAAGGTGGTTATAAACCACCTTTTTTGGTCGAGGTGACAGGACTTGAACCTGCGGCATCTTGGTCCCAAACCAAGCACTCTACCAAACTGAGCTACACCTCGAAATGTTGCTTAATAACAACAGCTTAATTATTATATACCATATTTTCGGATTTGTCAACATAATTTTCGCTTTTTATTCAAAATTAATTCAAATATTTTGAAAATCACCATAAGACAGACCGAAAATGTGGTACAAAACAGCCGTCCCTACAATAAGAAACGGCTGTTGGTGCAGGTAACTTGCAAGGGGGATAGGAATGGGGAAAATGGGGGATTTTGTTAGCTATATGTAAGCTACGGAGCATAATTATGAACAATTCAAGATAATATAAGACTATATTTTGTTGATTGCATTCACTAATTCTTTTGGGTTTATGTGGGTGTAAACCTTTTCGGTCAAGTCCATTTTCGACTTGTGACCGACTATTTTTTTGATGATTGTATGGTTCACATTTGCCGATACAAGCATTGAAATGCAGGTGTGTCTTGTTTCGTGTATGGTGTGGTCTAAACCTAAATCGTTTTGCAGAGGTGTCCAGTAGTTGCGTTTAAAGTTATCGTATTTCAGTGGCTTGCCATTGGTGTTATTCAGAACATATCCACATTGAGAATCGCTGATGAATTTCTGCCAAAACGGCAGTACTTTGTCTGCTATAGGCACGGTTCGTACACCTGAATCGGTCTTTGAACTTTCAACAAAGAAAGTCTGTTCGTCAAGGTTTACATTTGAAATTTTTAGGTCGAGCAATTCAGACACACGCACTCCCGAATAAATCAGCATGAGCACTATTTTTACCGAATCAAGATTTGAATATTCCCACAAAAGATTTATTTCGCTTTCCGAAAACTCCCTGCGTGCCCGTTTTGTTTCATATGACTTGGTATTGATTTTCAATTTTTCTGCAAGATTGTTATGGAGCATATTGTGAAATATGCAGTATTCGTAGATTTTGTTCAACAGAATTTTAATTCGCCTAACCGATTGATAACCGTTGTTGCAGTTGTCGAGAACTCGTTGCATATCAATGATTTTTATATCGGACATCTTGCGATTGTATAACATTGAGCATTGTTTGTATGCCGCATTATACTGTCTTTTGGTGTTCGGATTTGTGTCTTCGGTGATGAACTCCTTGTACCAAAGTTCATAAACTTCTGAAAAAGTGCGTCTTGCCGAATCAACATCAAACGGGTTTTGATTGTAATCAGCAAGAGCGTTCAGAGCTTTCGGCTTGTTGGGAAAGTAGCCTATAACCCTGCGTTCCTGATTGCGTGTTTCTTTGTTGTAGCCTATTGTCACGCAGGCAACCCACGGATTGCGCCTGTTTCCGCTCAGCTTATAAACAGAGCCGTAGCCGTTAGGCAGTTTCATTTTATACACTCCTTTTGCTTAAAAAAGGGTGCAAAAATCCCTTGTGCTTTAAATTACTTGAAAAACACAAGGGATTGTGATACAATTATCTTGCGTTTTAATCGTATCATCTGCACCCTGTGTAGGTGATTCCGCTCTGTTCGAGGACCAGTCGAGCAGAGCGGATTTTTTATTTTATAGTTTATTCAGAAACTTTTGCCTCGCCTTGTTTGAGCTGTTCGGCTATTTTTACAAAATTAAGCATAGGTAATATAATCTGACCTGACGCAAAAGATAAAGATGTCATATTTATTATATGGGAACGAGCTATTGAATACAGAGATGAATTACCGTTAAGAAACAACATCTGTTCAAACATTTCTTTGTTGTCACCGTCGAATTTGAAGATACCTTCGACAACAATTGAAAATTCTATCTTCTTATTTGATTTTTTGCTTTTTGTTATTGAATGGATCCTAAGTTGTAAAACACCGACATAGGCGTCGTCACGCTTTTCAATAGCGTGTCCGACATCTCCTAATTCCAAGGATGTTTCTGTTTCTTCTTTTGACGGAAGAGTTACAAAGTCATTTTCTATGGTTAATTCAGGCACCCTTGTATTTAATAATTGTAATGTAGCTAATGAATCTCTTATATCCATAATTATTAACCTGCCATTTCTAAAAGAAATAAATTTTGAGGATTTTTTAAGTCAATTTTTGATAACTTTGAATCATCTGACTTATCTAATTCAAAACTAATATCTTGAATATTGTCCATTATATTGTCTTTAAAAATTTCAAAATTACAGTCCAAATCCAGCTTTTCTAATATGTTGCAAATGCTTTCAACGGTAAAATTATATTCACCGCTTTCCCATTTTGAAACCATTCCTTGTGTAACGCCCATAAACTTAGCAAATTCTTTCTGTGTCATATCTCTGTTACATCTTTCAATTGTAATTTTTGATGATATGTCAGAAATAATGTAAGAAGCCTTAATCTGAGCTTTAGATAAACTGCCGGCAAAGGTTTGAATAAAATCAGTCATAGTTTTTGTGTTTTTCATTTTTTACTCTCCTTATATCGTTCCAATGCTATTGGTATTGCGTTGTTGTAATCCGTTATTCGTTTTCCTCCTTTTTCATAAAAGCCATACAACAGTATTGTTCCGTTTTTGTCTATTGAATATAATATTCTTATATTCAATTTTAATTTTATTTTCATGGAGTATAAGTTGCTGTGTCCTTTCAGACTTTCAAAAAGTTTTGACATCTTTATTGGTGCCATATCCTTGTATTCATCTAATATGTTAAGAGTACGCCAAAATTTCTTTAAAAAGGATAACTCATTTCCTGATTCGTTAATTATTTCAGTAATATCAGAAATGCAATCATCAGAAAATCTGATGTTGCTGTATCTGTCATTCACTTGTTTTTTTAAATACACCTCATCCATAGTTATGCCCCTTATGAGTATAATATTACTTATAAGTAATAATTTCAAGATTTTTAAGATATTTTTTTTGAAAAAATTGATAAATCAAGCAAATTTTTTCATTATCTTCTAATAAATTGCTTGATTAAAGTATTGTTTTGCGTTGAGATTTTTGCTTATCTAAATTGCATTAGCCTCAAGTTCGTTATAAACAACAGGCTCATAATCATAAAAGTGTTCTGATTTAATATGTTTCAATTCGTGTTTTGTTGCTTTTTGCTGAACAGCATGACTTAATAAAATATTTATGTAAACATTGAAATTACCGTCTGAATCCACAACAGTAACACCTTTTACAGTCAGCGGCAGTTCGATTCCTCTAATATAAATATCGCCCAATAATCATTCATCCTTTTGCAATGCCTCAATGATACGAACAGCTTTTTCAACATCTTCTTTTGTAGCACCTTTTGCAAGGCTGAACAGCATACGCATTTCACTTCTGTTTTTGAGTTCTTCAAGGTATTCCTGAAGTTCTGAATTAAGTTCAGCAGAAGTTTTTGAATCAGTAAGTGTGTTCATATCAACATTAAAATAGTCGGCAATAGCCTCTAATGTTTCGAGGTTAGGTTCCCTTGTGCCATTTTCATACATACTGATAGCACTTTTAGAACAACCTAATTTCTTAGCGAGTTCTTCTTGATTTAGGCTTGCATTTAACCTTAATTGTCTGAGTACATCGGAGAACATAAAATCACTCCTTGTGAAATTTTCTTTACTACATAATAACACGAACTGTGAAATAAATCAAGAAAAATTTTTCACAAAATGTGTTGACAAACATAAACTCTTGTGATAACATAATGGTACACGATATGTGAACTTGACAAGGAGGTGATTAAAAATGAACGCTTCTGTAATAGGCAAGAAAATCAAGACCTTGAGAGAAAGCAAGAATATCTCAAGAGAAGATTTTGCAAATGCAGTAAAAATCAGCTTATCCGCATTATCAATGTATGAAACAGGTCAGAGAATTCCTCGTGATGAGGTTAAGTTGAGAATAGCGAGATTTCTCAATACTACAATTGAGGAACTTTTTTTTACAAATTAAGTACACGGTTCGTGAACTTAATAAAAATCTTGCAACCCAACCAAAACTAAGGGGGGTGAAGAAAAGATGGAAGTAATAATAATTTTAGGACTGCTAATGCTTTGCGCAGCTTTTGTTTCAGCAGTATTAGCAATAAAAATAGTAGCCGCCCATTTGTATAAAACAATAGACAGCTACCTTGATAAGCACGACACTCAAATTATGGATCTGATTAAGTGGGCAAAGGAGAATGAAAATTGAACAAGTTTTTAATGTTTGTAGTGTTTATTCTCAACGCAATTATCTTACTTCTGCTGATTACAGCAATGCTTATCAAAGCAGGAGTTATCCGTTAAGAAAGAAGTATTCAAAAAGTATAATTAGAATTACTGATAATAGGAAAACCGCAATCAACGGCATTGAATATTTAGTAATTCCTAATATTAAAACTTTTATGTTTCGTGTTTTGTATGTATACATCTTTTTATCTAACGGTCTTAAAGGAATTCCTAAAGCACAACAACAATCATCATATTCTTTGTCGACTAATTTTGAAATGCTTTGAAAGTTAATTTTATCTAATGGAAGAGAAAATACATAGCTGAGTTTTCCGCCTGCGATAAGTTTATTATCGGCAATAATATCTTCGCATTTTTCAACGGCTTGTTTAATTTCAGAAGTAATTTCCTTTTTGTACAAATGTTCTTCAAGCAGGTTGAATATGGGGAAAATCACTAATTCATATCGTTCTTTCAGATAGGTTTTGTTCTGTTCCTTTTTAAATAATATCCAAGACAGAACCAAAGTGCATAAGGTTGAAACTGCGGATATTATTAAAGTCAACCACGATAAAATATCATTCATATTTATGCCTCCTTTCATAGTTAATCATAACATTTAAGGTCGTGTAAAGCAATAAAATATCGAAAAGAGGTGAGAAGATGAAAAAAGAAGACAGAGATAAGGTTATAAATGCTTTATCAGAATTTGTCGTAAGGGTAGCAAAAGGAGAAGCGACCTCTATAGCAGAAATTGCTGTTCTGCCTGAGGTCGCCAGGGTTTTGTTAGTCTTTGAGAGCTGAGTTTTGAAGTGCCTCATTTATGCCTTTAAAGAGTTCAGTATAGAATTTAGCCACTTCGTCGCCGTTATCACTGCAAGGAGACATATCAGAACTGTTAGCCTTTGCAACTGTAATTTCTTTGGCATACAATGCCGCAATTTTTGCAATTGAGTCTTCTCTCATAATTACACCTCGCTTTCATTATATAGTGTAATGAATTACGGTTCATCACTACATATAGTATATCATAGAAAGTTGGTGAAATCAATGCACATTAATGAATTTGCTGAAATCTTGCTTAAAAGCAGGAAACAGAAAGGTTTTTCGCAAAGCGAGCTTGCTAAGGAATCAGGCTTTACTAAAAGAGCTATTCAGTATTGGGAAAAAGGCAAAAAAAGCATTTCTCTTGAAAATGCCGACAGGCTCTTAACAGCTTTGGGTGTAGAAATCAAGATAGGTAAAATAGAAAGCAGGTGATAACAATGCAGATAACAGGCACACCCGATGAAATCGCAGAATTTATGAATCTGCTGAAAAGCGATTACAGAGGTGACTGCACAATTGAAACTGATATTAACGGCAACACAATCTATCACTATCATTTCCCAAAATCAGATGATGAGTAATATTTATTTTTAGGAGGATTTTATATGTTAAACGATAAAGGTCAGATAGTAATTTTTGCAGACAAATCAACCGCAGGTTCTAATGTGGTTTCAGCCTGCGTATCAGATGAAACCGTTAAGGTTCTTACCGAGATTTGCAACAGAACCGGCAAGAAAATGTCAAGCGTTGTTCGTACTTTGATTGAGGACAGCCTGACCTTGGTTAAGATTGTAGGTGACTGATGTGGACAAGCTCATTATTCTCAAACAAGATCATCATGTTACGATTACTCTCAATGATGATACGATGAACAAGTTATTGACACTGCATGAGGGCACAGGGCGTACTGTGCCGTACATCATAGCTGAGTGCATTAATTTTGCACTCCCAAGAATTGAAATAAAGTAGGGAGGTGTACATATGGACACAGTTCAGATGAACAAAAAAATCAAAGAAATTATGGATAGCAGTGATGTCTATTTGCTTTCTGAGGACGCCGCAAAGGCTATTGGAGTTGCTCCGCAAAACTTGCGTGAACAGGCAAAGGACGAACCCGAAAAATTGGGATTCAATGTAATTGTAGTCGGCACATCTATCCGTATTCCGAGAATACCGTTTCTCAATTATATTCTCGGTTCAAACCCGTTGAAAGGAGTGTAACAAATGCGGTTAAGAAATTACCCGACAAAAAGAAAGCTGCTCAAGGATATTGAAAACCTCAGAGCAGAGAACAGACATCTTAGCATTGAACTGAGAAACGCAAGAACGGACCTTGCACTCGAAAAAACAGCGTCAAGCGGTTATCGTCACGAGAACCGAGAGCTAAAGCGCAAACTCAAAGCCCTAGCATTCAATTTTGAATGTATGGGTGTTTCAAATGTCAACTAAAAAAGAAAAATCCGCTGAAGCTCTGCAAAGCCTCAACGGATAACAAGGATATAAACAATATAACCACCTTGATTATATCCTTTCTTACTCAAAAGATCAAGATAAAGGAGTAAAACAGAATGTCAGAAATTAAAATCACGGTAGAAATACCACAGCTTGATGTACTTATCACAGCTATCGAAAACCTTGCAGGTACTACAACAGGGAAAGAGCCTGTCAAATCAACTGAAACGGCAAAAAAGCCTGCCGTAAAGAGTGAACCCACACCGAAACCGCAGGAAAATATTCCGCAGTCCGAGCCTGAAAAGCAGTACACGATTGAAGAGGTGAGAGCGGTATTTATGAAGTGTGCAAAGGCTCACGGTAAGGACGAGGTCAAGAAAATTCTTGCAGAACTCGGAGTAACTAAAGTTACTGAAATCAAGCAGGAAGATTTTGCAAAAGCTGTAAAGGCTGTTGAGGAGGTTAAGTAATGCCTGATATACACGCAAGGCTGTCAGCTTCAGGGGCAAAGAAATGGATTAACTGCCCGGGCTCAATACAGCTTGAGGAAAATTTCGAGGACAAGCCGTCACAGTTTGCCGAGGAAGGCACTAATGCTCACGCTCTCGGTGAAGCAAAAATAAGGCTTGCCACAAAAGAGTACAACCGTACTAAGTATCACAATGCAATCCGCAATCTCGAAATTACCGAAGATATGGAAGATTATGCCGAGAGCTACAAAAACTATGTAATCGAGAGGTACAACTCCGCTTTGCAGAAAACTCCCGACGCAATCCTTATGCTTGAACAGAGACTTGATTTTTCGAAGTATGTTCCTGACGGATTCGGCACAGGTGACGCTGTGATTATCGCAGAGGGCAAACTCGAAATTATTGACCTTAAATACGGCAAAGGTGTCGAGGTGTCAGCGGTTGACAACCCACAGCTCAGACTGTACGCATTAGGTGCGTATGAAGCCTTTGATATGCTGTATGGCTTTGATACGGTTGAAATGACTATCTATCAGCCAAGATTAGACAACATCAGTTCAGAGAATATCTCGGTTGCCGAATTACTTGAATGGGGCGAATCTGTTAAGAAAGCCGCACAGCTTGCTAACGATGACAGCGTAATCGAATGTGTAGCAGGCAAGCATTGCGACACGGGATTTTGCAAGGCACGACCTGTTTGCAGAGCCTACGCAGAGGAAAGGCAGAAAATGGCTGTCTATGATTTCAAGCCGCCTGCAATGCTCACAGTTGCAGAGATTGCGGATATTATCGAACAGTCTGCGTCACTCGAAAAATGGGCGAAGCTCGTTTGCGATTATGCACTCGAACAGGCATACAAGCACGGTGTTGAATACCCCGGATACAAGGTTGTTGAGGGCAGAAGTAACCGCAAATACAGTAAAACTGATTCAGAAATTGCAAAGATACTCACCGACAACGGTTATCAGGAAAGCGACATTCTTGTACATAAGCTGAAAGGCATTACCGACATTGAAAAATTACTCGGCAAGAAAACATTTGCCGAAGTTCTCGGAAGCTATGTAGTAAAGCCTCCGGGCAAGCCGACACTTGTGTGTTCAGAAGATAAAAGGCCTGCAATCAATTCAGCAATGCAGGCACAGGAAGATTTTAAAAACGATATTAAATAATAAGGAGATTAAAAATTATGGCAAACACAAATGTATCAACAAAGGTAGTAACAGGCGAAGTAAGATTTTCATATGTTAATGTTTTTGAACCAAAGAGCATTAACGGAAGTGATGAAAAGTATTCGGTTTCACTTCTCATTGACAAGAGGGACACAAAGACTATTGAAGCAATTGAAAGGGCAATTGAAGCCGCAAAGCAGGCAGGAGTTGCGAAGTTCGGCGGTAAAATTCCGCCCGTGTTAAAATTACCGCTTCGTGACGGTGACACAGAAAGACCTGACGATGAAAACTATGCAGGCAAGATGTTTGTAAATGCAAACTGCAAAACAAAGCCCGGTCTTATCGAAAAGAACGGTATGGAAATCATTGACACAACCGAATTTTACAGCGGTTGTTACGGCAAAGCGTCAGTTACATTCTATGCTTTCAACTCTAACGGCAACAAAGGTATTGCCTGCGGTCTTAATAACATTATGAAAACAAGGGACGGCGAACCGCTCGGCGGCAGATCAAGAGCCGTTGACGATTTTGCGAATGACATCGAAGAGGACGATATTTTCGGATGATACAACTGAGTATTGATATTGAAACATACAGCAGTGTCAATCTCTTAAAATCAGGGGTATATGCCTATGCAGACGCCCCTGATTTTACAATTCTTCTGTTTGCGTATGCCTTTGATGACGAAGATATTAAGATAGTTGATATTGCTTGTGGTGAAAAAATTCCTGACAAGGTACTTTCCGCACTCACAGATGAAAATATTAAGAAAACCGCTTTCAATGCAAACTTTGAAAGGACCTGTCTTGCAAAGTTTCTGAACGCAGAAATGCCGCCCGAACAATGGCGTTGCACAATGATTCAGGCGGCGGAAATAGGTTTGCCGAGGTCGCTTGCGGGTGTAGCAACAGCACTCGGACTTGAAGAACAGAAAGACAAAAAGGGCAGGGCTTGTATTGAATATTTCTCAAAGCCGTGCAGACCGACAAAGTCAAACGGCGGAAGAACACGCAATCTTCCGCAGCACAACATTGAGAAGTGGGAAACATTCAAAAGCTATTGTATTCAAGATGTGGCTGTTGAAAGAAATATAAAAAACAGGCTAAAGGCTTTCCCTCTGACAGAGGGCGAACAGAAATTGTGGGAACTTGATCAGCACATTTGTGACAGAGGCGTTGCAGTCGAAACAGAGCTTATAAACAACGCCATAAACTTCGATGCCGACTATCAAAAAATAATGATTGAGAAAGCACAAAAGCTGACAGGACTTGAAAACCCTAAATCGGTTTCACAGCTTAAAGGCTGGCTTGAAACACGCACGGGAGAAACATTTCAGAGCCTTGATAAAAAGGTAGTTAAAAGCCTCTCAGAACATACAAACGACTTGCTGGTAGAAGAAGTCCTGGAACTAAGAAAAACGCTGTCAAAGACTTCTACGGCAAAGTATAAAGCAATGCTCGGTGGCTTGTGCGCTGACGGCAAAGTCAGAGGCTTTTTGCAGTTTTACGGTGCAAGCAGAACAGGCAGGTGGGCAGGAAGAATGATACAACCGCAGAATCTTCCGCAAAATCATCTTGAAAATTTGGAACTTGCCCGAAATCTTGTTATGAGCGGTGACTATGAACTGTTTGAAATGCTGTTCGGCAATGTTCCTGATACGCTTTCACAGCTTATCAGAACAGCGCTTATACCTACAAAGGGCAGAAGATTTATAGTGTCTGACTTCTCGGCAATTGAAGCAAGGGTAATAGCCTATCTTGCAGGTGAGAAGTGGCGACAGGAAGTTTTCAAGAACGGCGGTGACATTTACTGTGCTTCCGCAAGTCAGATGTTCAAAGTGCCGGTTGTAAAACACGGAATTAACGGACACCTCCGCCAAAAGGGCAAAATCGCAGAACTTGCACTCGGTTACGGCGGTTCTGTGGGCGCACTTAAATCAATGGGTGCGCTTGAAATGGGACTTGAAGAAAACGAATTGCAACCGCTTGTTGACAGTTGGCGAGCAACAAACCCCTGTATTACATCGTTGTGGTACGAGGTTGAAAAGGCGGCTGTGTCACCGGTAAAAGGTGAACCGCAACAGATTAAATGCGGTATCAAGTTCTCCAGAAAAGGCGGGATACTCTTTATCTCTTTGCCGTCGGGAAGGAATCTCGCCTATGCAAAACCCGAACTTCGGGAAAACAAATTCGGCAGACCTTGTGTAACCTATATGGGAATAAGTCAGACAAGAGGTTCTTGGGAGAGGCTTGAAACATTCGGCGGTAAACTCACCGAGAACATTGTTCAGGCTTTTGCGAGGGATTGTCTTGCGGTTTCAATGCAAAGACTTGAAAGCAGGGGCTTTGAAATAAATTTTCATGTACACGATGAGGTTATTATAGATTGCCCGATTGGTGTTTCATCTGCGGAAGAAATCAGTACCATAATGGGAGAACCGATAGAATGGGCAAAGGGCTTAGTGCTTAAGGCAGAAGCCTATGAAACACCGTTTTATAAGAAAGATTAAAGAAAGGAGGAAAATGGTTGAAAACATATTATATCGCCACGGCTAACGACAGATTTGCAAAGCTGTGGAAGAATACGGAAGTTACATTTGACGAACTTATAAACAGATTAAAAACAACAACCGTAACACCCGAAACAATGGGCGAATTTCGCAATCTGCCAAAGTCAAAACAGGATAACATCAAAGATGTAGGCGGATTTGTCGGCGGCAGACTTAAAAACGGAATAAGACAAAGAGATAAGGTCGAATGCCGTTCTTTGCTCACTCTTGACGCCGATTATGCCACACCCGACTTCTGCGAAAGCATAGATTTGTTTGCAAATTATTCTTACATCATCTATTCAACCCACAAACACACCGCAGAAAAGCCGAGATTAAGACTTGTTATTCCGCTGTCAAGAAACTGTACAGCAGAAGAATATGAAGCTGTTGCAAGAAAAATAGCCGATGAAATCGGAATTGACCAGTTCGATGATACAACATATCAGCCGCAAAGACTTATGTACTGGTCAAGCACAAGTATTGACGGCGAATATGTGTTTAAATATTCGGTCAGAAATCCGCTTGATGTTGACGGTGTGCTTGCACGATACAACGATTGGCACAATGTTAATGAATGGCATTTTTCAAGCAGGACCGTAAAACAGAAAGACCGATTGCTGAAAAAGCAGGAAGATCCGACAACTAAGAAAGGCGTAATAGGTGCGTTCTGCCGTTGCTACGATATTCACACGGCAATAGCGGAGTTCCTGCCTGATGTATATGTAAAATGCAGTGTCGATGACAGATATACCTATGCAAACGGCAGTACAGCGTCAGGTCTTGTTGTGTATGAGGACGGCAAGTTCGCATACTCAAACCACGCAACAGATCCCGCCGGCGGACAGCTTTGTAATGCTTTTGACCTTGTGCGAATACATAAATACGGCAGTCTTGACGATGACGCAAAGCAGGGAACACCTACATCAAAATTACCCTCATACATTGCTATGCAGGAATTTGCGTCAAATAATAAGGCGGTCAGATTGCTGTTGCACAAAGAAAGAGAGCAGTCCTGCCTGTCGGATTTTGAAAACGATATCGAAAGCGAGAACGACGATGACTGGGTGCTTGAACTGGCAACGGACGGCAAGAGCAACAACCTGCCGACAATTGACAACTGTATGAAAATCTGCCAAAAAGATAAAAGATTGAAAGGCAAGATAGCCTACAATACATTTACAAGGCGACATACGGTTTTAGGTGCAATGCCGTGGAACAGCGAAAGTGAAAGTCGTGACTGGACCGATGTTGATGACGCAGGACTTCGCCATTACATTGAAAATCTGTACGGCATTAAGAGCAAGGCGGCTATTACAGATGCTTGGTCACTTGTGAGTATGGAAAACAGCTACAACCCTGTTTATGACTATCTCACAAGTCTTAAATGGGACGGAATAAAAAGGCTTGAAACTTTCTTTGTTGATTACCTCGGAGCGGATAACAACGAATACACGAGAGCGTCAACACGAAAAACTCTTGTTGCAGCAGTCGCAAGAATAATGAATCCGGGCATTAAGTTTGACACAGTTCTCACACTTGTAGGCTCTCAGGGTTGCGGTAAAAGTTATTTGATAAAAAGGCTTGGCGGCAGGTGGTTCAGCGACACCCTGACAACCGTACAGGGTAAGGAAGCATACGAACAGTTGCAGGGCTTTTGGTTAATCGAAATAGCTGAACTTGCGGCACTGAGAAGAAACGAGGTTGAAGCGGTAAAGCACTTTACCGCAAAATCCGAGGACGCTTACAGAGCCGCATACGGACATCATACCGAAGTCAGAAAAAGGCAGTGTATTTTCATCGGTACAACAAATCAGCACGAATTTCTCCGTGACCAAACGGGCAACAGGCGATTTCTGCCGATTGATGTTCACCCTCATAGAGCTACAAAAAGTGTATTTGATGACCTCACGGATTATGAGGTGGATATGATATGGGCGGAAGCTGTTGAACTGTATAAGAACGGCGAAAAGCTGTTTATGGATACCGAAGAACTCAGAACGCTTGCTGAAGCCGAACAGAACAGACATTTTGAAGAAAGTCCGCTTACGGGTGATGTTGTTAAGTACCTCAATACCTTACTTCCTGATGACTGGAACAAAATGCAGATTTATGAACGCAGAAATTATCTGAATGGCTATGAAATGGGTGCGGAGCAGAGCGGTACAAATCAGCGTAACCGTGTGTGTCCGCTTGAAGTGTGGTGCGAAGCATTCGGCGGTGACCGCAAAGATTTCACCTATCAGAAAAGCAAAGAAATTAAAGACATTATTATGCGAACAGGTGAATGGGAACAGACAAAAGGTGCAAAGAAATTTGGTTCTATTTATGGGGCGCAAAGAGGATTTTTACGAAAACTATAGCTTTTGTTACCTTTTTTGTTACCCTAAAAAAGTCAGTATTCATCGGATAAAACAGATAAAAGGTAACAAGGTAACAATTTCTATGTGTAAGTGTAGTCAAATAAGGAATTTATAGAAATCAATAAATAATATTGTATTCTTAAAATCCTATATCTGCTTATACTTTATGAAAAAACCGTTACCTTGTTACCCTAAGATAGAAAAGTCAGTAATTATCGGACTTTTTTGGGTAACACTTTTTAAACCGAAAATGAAAATTAAGGAGAAATTTAAGAAATGAAAGAATCAAGTGTTGAAAAATACTTAAAAGGTAAGATAAAGCAACACGGCGGTGTGTGCCTTAAATTCAACTCTGCGAGTATGCGAGGTGTGCCGGACAGAATTTGTATGTTGCCGAACGGCAGAATTTTCTTCGTTGAACTTAAAGCAAAAGGAAAAAAGCCAAGGCCTGAGCAGATGAGAGTTCATAAACTTTTCGGAAATATGGGGCAGAGAGTTTATGCGTGCGACAGCAGAGAAAGTGTGCAGGAGGTGATCCGTTTTGAGATTTATTCCGCACAAATACCAAAAAATGGCAATTGAGAAAATTCTCACCACGCCGAGGTGCGGACTGTTTCTTGATATGGGACTTGGCAAAACAGTTATAACGCTGACCGCAGTTGAAGAACTCATATACAACAGTTTTGAAATTTCAAAGGTCCTTGTCATAGCACCGCTGAGAGTTGCGGAAGATACTTGGACAAGAGAGTGCGACAAGTGGGAACACTTGAAGTGCTTGAGGGTTTCAAAAATTCTCGGAACACCGAGACAACGCAGACTTGCGCTTGCACAGGACGCAGATATCTATGTTGTCAATCGTGAAAATGTTGTGTGGCTTACGAACGAACTTTCAAGTATAGGCAACGGCTGGATGTTTGATATGGTTGTTATTGATGAGTTATCAAGTTTTAAATCTTCAAAAGCACAGCGGTTCAGAGCCTTGCGTAAATACATAACCCGAAGTAAAAGGGTTGTAGGTCTTACCGGTACACCCGCGCCGAACGGACTTATAGATTTATGGAGTCAGGTTTATCTGCTTGACAGCGGAGAGCGACTTGGTAAAACTGTTACAGGCTACCGTGAAAGGTATTTTACACCAAATCAGCGTAATCAGACTACAATTTTTAATTACAAGCTGAAAGAAAATGCCGAACAGTCAATTATGAGTAAAATTTCAGACATCTGCATTTCAATGAAAGCAGAAGACTGGCTTGATATGCCTGAACGAATGGATCGTGTGGTGTCGGTTAAGATGACACCAAAACAGCTTGCTGATTATGAACAGTTTGAAAAAGACTGCTATATGCAGTTTGCAGAGGGTGAGGTTACTGCTGCAACCGCCGCAACGCTTACGAATAAACTTCTTCAGTACAGCAATGGTGCAATGTATATGAGCAACGGTGAATATGCAATAACAAACGAACAGAAACTTGACGCACTTGCAGAAATTCTTGATACATCTAACGGTCAACCTGTTTTATGTTTTTACAGCTTCCGTCACGACCTTGAAAGAATTATGAACAAATTCAATTTTGCCAGAAAACTTGAAAGCTCTGCAGATATTGAAGATTGGAACAATGGCAAAATTCCCTTGTTGCTTGCACATCCTGCCGGAGCAGGTCACGGTCTGAATTTGCAGGCAGGCGGAAACATCATCGTGTGGTACGGTTTGACTTGGAGTTTGGAACTGTATCAACAGGCGAATGCAAGACTTTACCGACAGGGACAGCAGAACACGGTTGTAATTCACCACCTTATCACAGAGAACACCTGTGATGAGCGTGTCTATGAATCCTTGCAGGGCAAAGCAAATGTACAAGAAGATTTGTTAAAATCCCTGAAAGCGAAATACGGAAAGGAGAGCAAACGATGAAAGCGAGAATACCGCCTAAGATTCCGAAACAGCTTAAACAGGAAGCTGAACGGATTGCAAAAAACGCATATGAACAGATCCGAGAAAAAGAAAACAAAGACATCACACGCAGAGTATTTAAAACAATGCTGTATGCTTTGTATAAAGATTTCGGCTTTGGTCGTGATAGATGCGCAAAGGCTTTGAGGTCGATGACCGAGATAGTCGAACACTCCGACACTGACGAAGTCTTTTGGGAACATATCGACCGTGTGGTTATCGACAAGCTGAAACTTGAATTTGACAAACGGGACTATACCGACAATGGAAAAGTTGTTAATTTTGAAGGAGACGAAGAAAATGATTGATTGTTCAAAAACCGAAAATTATTTTGCTGAAAAGCAACGAATGACGAAAAGAGCAGTGAATGGGCTATGTAAACTTGGCTGTTCTAACTGTCCTTTATGTAGCGCAAATAACAATAAAGGGCTATCATGTACAGGTTTTGAAATGCTCTATCCCGAAAAGGCAATTGAAATCGTCCAAAAGTGGAGCGATGAGCATCCACAGAGGACTTATTTGAGCGAGCTTTTGAAAATCTTTCCAAACACTCCGCTTGGCGACGACGGCACGCCCGAAATTATATGCCCGCAGTACTTAGGACTGAAGGACATAGAAGATTGCGGAATAGATCCTAACTGCATTGAATGCTGGAATCAGCCTATTCCTATTGAGGAAGATGAAGAATGATGACAAGAGATAGCCTTGAGAAGTATGTTGATAGTGGAGTTTTTTTCTCAAAGAGAATTAATGAAAGAGGTGTAAAAAATGAGGAAGTACGAAGCAGTTTGTAGTTCTGATGTGCTTGATGCAGTTGCAAACGGTGAAAAAATTTTATTAATTGACAGATTAATGGAAAGTATTCACAGTGTAGAAGAAATAAGCACAAGAGATTTAGCGATTGCAATAAAAGCTGAAAACAAAGATAACAGATATGAGTTTTACAAGGAAGTGAAAGTAAATGAGAATCTATCAGTGTGATTGTTGTGAAAAAGTTATCTCAGATCCGTACACAGTTAAAATGAAGGAATTCTATGTAAGGGTTGATACTGATTGCCTTAGCGGGATTGCAATTCCTATCGAAAGCAAGAGAAAAGTTAAAATACATCTATGTGATGAATGCTACAAAGGCTTGAACCTCATTGGTGAATTGGTGCCGAAAAAGAGGGAGAGTGAAAACAATGACAAGAAATGAACTTGAAAGGTATTTAGGCAGATGTGTGACAATTACTCTTTTGGATAACACTGTAATTGAGGGTACTTTACATAAGACGGGTGAAAAAGCCTTTGAAAACGACCCTAATTTATCAGTACCGGTTAATTTTTATTTTTGCATTGATGTAAATAATAAAGTAGTTAAAAATACCGCATTCAGAGTATCACACATCCGGAGAATCAGTTGCTGCGAAAAGTTAAGAATGACAAACTTTGAAAAAATCAAACAGATGTCAATTGATGAAATGGCTCGTAGTCGAATGTTCTTTTTCGATTGTCCCTATGGAACACCGTGTGTGGGTTGTTCAAAAGGTAAAGAATTTAATAACAATTGTACTGACTGCACAAAACATTGGCTTGAAAGTGAGGTAGATACGGATTGACAGCGAGAGAGATTAAGGACATTAACAGAGAGATTTCACGGCTGAGGGCGAAAATGGCACGGATTCAGGCTGAGGCGGACAACACGGCGGTGACGCTGGGTGAACGAATTGTTCCGTCAGGTCAGACATCCGACAGGGTGGGCAATGCGGTGGTGCAGATTGCAGATATTCAAAGGAATATTCAGAACCTTGAAATTCGCCGAAACTCGGCTCTGAACAGCCTCTCACGGGAGAATTTTGTGGAAAACTGCCTGTTTATGCACCTCGGCTTAAAATACAGCTGGGCGAAGATTTTAACCAAGGTAGGCGGTAATAACACTATCGACAGCATAAAAAAGATGTGTTATCGTCATCATTGGTAAATTTGTCCCGTTGTCCCGAATCAGGGTGATATAATGTAAACTGAAGAAAGCAACAAACAGGACATATGCGAAACTCTCCTAAGATAAAAATTGCACAGACCGCTCTCGTTTGAGGGCGGTTTTGTGTTGTGAGGGAAAATCAGATAAAAGAGGTGAGGTGATTGCCCAATGAGAAAAATTTAATACCGTTTACATCTGACCAAAGCCGTGATGAAGCCGTGAAAAACGGAGCAAAGGGCGGTAAGGCTTCGGGCAAGTCACGCCGCCGTAAAAAGAGTATGAAACAGGTTATGGATATGTTACTTTCGTTGCCTGCCAACACTCCTGCCGACTGGGAAATGCTTATTGATATGGGAATTAATGTTGATGAGATTGACGAAGATTTGGTCAATAATTTGCTCGTTGTAAATGCGGCACTTCTCAAAAAAGCTAAGACGGGTGATGTTAATTCCATTAAAGAATTAAGAAATATTATCCGTGACAATGTTTTTGAAAATCATAAAATCAAGCTCGACAATGCCTATCTCGACATTGAACGCAAAAAGGCTGAACCGCCAAAGAGTGACGGTTCGGAGTACAAAGGAATACCGGCTAATATGGTTGCACCGTCGTTTTCGTCGGTGCTTTTTGATATTGAGGGTAAAGAACATTCGGAATATGTTTTTCCCGGCGGAAGAGGTTCAACAAAATCGTCTTTCGTCAGTCTGAATGTTATTGACTTGCTTATGAAGAACGAGGATATGCACGCCTGTATTTTTCGTCAGGTAGCCGACACTCTGCGCAGTTCGGTGTATCAGCAGATTTTGTGGTCAATCTCTGCTCTCGGTCTTGAAAGCGAGTTTAACTGCCCCGTGTCACCTCTCGAAATCACGAGGGTAAGCACAGGACAGAAAATATACTTCCGTGGAGCAGATGATCCGGGCAAGATTAAATCAATCAAAGTACCATTCGGCTATATCGGCGTTGTGTGGTTTGAAGAACTTGACCAGTTCACGGGCGAGGAAGCTGTCAGAAAGATTGAACAGTCGGTGATTCGTGGCGGTGACACGGCTTTTAAATTTAAATCGTTCAACCCTCCGAAATCTGCACAGAACTGGGCAAACAAGTATATTAAAATTCCCCGTCAAGACAGGCTTGTTATTGAGAGTACATACCTTACAGTACCGTCAAAATGGCTCGGAAAGCCGTTTATAGATGACGCAGAGTTCCTGAAAGAAACAAACCCTACCGCCTATGAAAACGAGTATATGGGCATTGCTAACGGCACAGGTGGCAATGTATTTGATAATGTTGTTATTCGTGAGGTCACAGATGACGAAATTCAGACCTTTGACAGATTTTACAGAGGAGTTGACTGGGGCTGGTATCCTGATCCGTTTGCCTATGATTGTATGACTTATATTCCAAGTCAACACAAGCTCATTATTTTTGACGAGGAACATTGCAACAAAAAAAGCAACAGGGAAACAGCCGAATTGCTCAGAACTAAGCACGGAGTTACAAGCAATGATTTAATCACTTGCGACAGTGCAGAACAGAAGTCAGTCGGCGATTACAGGGCTGACGGTTTAATGGCTCGTTCGGCAGAAAAAGGACCCGGTTCGGTTGTTTACTCGATGAAGTGGTTGCAGTCTTTACGGGAGATTGTGATTGATAACACACGCTGTCCGCATACTGCACAGGAGTTTCTCGACTATGAGTACGAGCGTGACAAGGACGGCAATGTTATTAGCGGTTATCCCGATAAGGACAACCACCATATTGACGCTGTCAGATATGCAATGAACAGAGTATGGAAACGCAGAGGTGAATAATGGGACTTATAGATTTTTTGAAAGGAGTGTGGAGGCGAATGTTTCCGCTTGAAAATATTCGGCAGGCGCTTAATTTACGGCTTGCGATTACGGCAGAAATGCAAAAGGCTATCGGCGTATGGCAAAACTGTTATGTCGGCAAAGCTCCGTGGCTTGATGAAAATGTCATCAGTTTGAGGCTTGAACAGTCGATTACAAGAGAATTTGCGAACATTACACTTAATGAAATGACGGTGAACATCTCAAATGAAACCCTGTCAAAATTGTTTGAAACTGCAACCGAGGAGCTTAATTCGGAGTTACAATCAGGTCTTGCAACAGGTGCTATGGTCATCAAGCCTTTGGGCGGTGACAGGGTGCAGTACATTTCTGCAAATGCTTTTGTGCCGATTGAGTTTGACGCAAAGCACAGGCTTGTAAAGGTCATCTTCCCCGAATTTAAGAAAATCGGTGACAACTACTACACAAGGCTTGAATATCACAGCCTTGATAAGGACAAGGGCTTGACTGTTACAAACACGGCTTACCGTTCGTCATCACCCGAGGTTCTCGGTACTGAAATTCCTCTCGCTGTCATTGACGAGTGGGCAGACTTACCGCCTGCGGTCACATATCCCGATATGAAAAGACCTGCATTTGGATATTTCAGAGTGCCGATTAAAAACACGGTTGACGGCTCATCATGCGGTATGTCGATTTTTGATAGCGGACTTGAAATCATTCAGAAAGCCGATATGCAGTTCGGACGGCTTGACTGGGAATTTGAAAGCGGTGAGCGTGCGATTCATGTTGATTCTGCCGCATTAAAGGACGGCAAAGCCGACAGACTTAACAGGCGTTTGTACCGTGCCGTTGATGTTGATTTAGGCGACGAAGAACTGTTCAAGGACTTTTCGCCTGCATTCAGACAGTCCGATATTACGGACGGCTTGAATACATATCTGCGTATGATTGAATTTGCGGTCGGTCTTGCATACGGTGACCTTTCAAACCCCGAAACAGTCGCAAAGACTGCTACGGAAGTTTTGTCAGCTAAAACCCGAAAATATAACACAGTGTCGGCAATTCAGAAGCAACTTCGCTATTGCCTTGATGACTTGGTGTATGCTCTTGCCTTTTACAATTCGCTGACAACAAGCGGTTATTCGTTTGTATGCGATTTCAAGGATAGTATTCTGACCGATGAAGAAACCGAACGCAAGCAGGATATTCAGGACTTGAACCTTGGTATTATGCGACCTGATGAGTACCGTATGAAGTGGTATGGAGAGGACGAAAAGACAGCGAAAAAGAATCTTCCGCAGTCCTCTGAGGTTATCGAATAATGTTCACTCCGACTGAAATTGAGGCTTTGCCCTCGGCTATGGAACAGTTGTACCGCAGTTTACAGTTAAATATTATGTCCGACCTTACGGAGCGTTTGAAAGCTAACGGTGAGGAGATAACCTCTGCCGCCGATTGGCAGATTAACAGGCTTTATGAATTGGGCGTGAGCAAGGACGAAATAGACAGCCTTATTCAAAGCACGCTCGATGTGTCTGACGATGAAATCGACAGAATCTATGACGAAGTCGTGAAATCGGGATATGCAAGAAATGAGAAGCTTTATACAAGCAAGGGCAAAGAGTATATTCCTTATGCAGAAAATAAACAGTTGCAACAACTTGTAAAGGCGGTCAAAAATCAGACCAAAAGCGAATTTAAAAATATCACGGGCTCACTCGGATTTGCCGTCAGAAATCCCGACAACACGGTTTCGTTTACTCCTCTTGCAAAGTTTTATCAAGATACACTTGACAACGGACTTATGCAGATTGCAAGCGGTGCGGTTGATTATAACACAGTCCTTAAAAAAGCGGTTAAAGCTATGACCGACAGTGGATTGCGTACCGTTGATTATGCAAGCGGTTGGAGCAATCGTGTTGATGTGGCGGCACGCAGGGCGTTGATGACAGGCTTTAATCAGGTTGTCGCAAAGGTCAACGAGGACAACGCCGAACAGCTCGGCACGGAATATTTCGAGGTCAGCTATCACCGTGGGGCAAGACCGACACATCAGGTGTGGCAGGGCAGAGTGTACAGCAAAAAGGAGCTTGAAACCGTCTGCGGTCTTGGTACAGTAACAGGTCTTTGCGGTGCGAACTGCTACCACGGTTATTCGCCGTTCATCAAGGGCATTGATACCCCGACATACAGCGAAGAAGAACTTGACCGTATGAACGAGGAGGAGAACACCCCGAAAGAGTATAACGGCAAAGAGTACACGGCATATGAGGCACAGCAGAGGCAAAGACAGCTTGAAACTGCAATGCGTGCCGATCGACAGAAGATTGAACTGCTCACACAGGGCGGTGCCGATGACGATACAATCACAGGCGCAAAGGTCAGATATTTTCAAAGGCAGGACGAATATGTAAAGTTTTCAAAAGCTATGGGACTTCCCGAACAATGGGAAAGAATAACCGTTGACGGCAAAAATGCTTTAGGCTCAAAACTCCCGAAAAAGGCAGAACGCTTTGACCACCGTGCCGAATACAGTCTTGACGAGGACAATAAACGAATAGCCCAAACCCGAGCCGATGAGTGGCACGATAGGGCGGATCGGCTTGAAGAAAAGGTTAATAAAGCAGAAAGCAATTCATCTGAAAATGTTGCAAAATCGGGTGAAAGTGGTATAATAAAAGAGAAAAGTAAAAAGCCTATTACTCCGATAACCGATAAAGCTATCAGTTGTATTCCTAAAGTTGATATTGAAGGTTATACAGAAGAGCAGTGTTTGGAAATTCAAAAACAACACAAGGAGCTTTTGAAATTTTCAAAAGAACAAAATGAAAATAAAGAAGTTGCCTTCGTGTTAAAAAATGATGTGTCCAAAATGATTACAGAGACTATTAAAGGAACTGATGAAAAAATAGATTTTGGATCAGCACTTCAAGGCAAAGATTTATTTGTTATGCACAATCACCCGAGAAACAGCAGTTATTCTTTAAATGATATTATCGAATTTATTAAGAATGATAGTATAAAAACATTTACTATTGTGAAAAACGATGGCAACATTGAAGTATTAACAAAGTTGAAAGGATACGACAGACTATCACTTTTAACAGAGTTACAACGAATGGGAAAAAAGAGGATAAAAACAGGTTCTGATGGTGAATACAGAAAGGTTATTGATAAATTTTTAAGTAAACATCAAGAAGGAGGTTTATTTGAATGGAAGAAATAAACAAATCTGTTTTAGATGGTTCTAACGAAGAAGCTTCAAAACGTCTTGACGAAATAATTAAAGAACTTGAAAAACAAAGAAACAAAAGCTAACCGCTCCGTAAAAAGGGCGGTTTTGTTGTTTAATTTGCCGAGAATATGTTCAGAGCAAGAAAAACGGCTTGTTCACGGCATTGCTTAACTTGCCTGCAACTTGCCGTAACAGAACTAAATACATCAAATCAGCACTTTGAGAAATCAGAGTGCTTTTTTATTATTAATCAAAGAAAGGTTTGATACTATGAGAAAAAGAATTTTAGCAATTGTACTTATGGTAGTTATGATTGCAACAACCGTACTGGTTACTGTGGGCTGTACCGAGGCAACGCAGGTATCGTACAATGTTTCGCAGGAAGCAGACAATTTCAATGTGATACGCAGGCTTACGGTTATTAACACAAGAACCGATAAGCCGTCATTTGAACTTGTTGCCGCTTTTTCATTACAGGTCGATAATGACGATAACCAAATTGAGGTTGTCTGCGAAACGGGCAAGGGTGAATACAAAAAGCATATCATAGGTCTTAATGATGAAACTATGTATGTTGTAGAGGACATAAGCGGTGCAGAAGTGGACAAATACCGTTATGAAATTAACGTCCTGGCTAAACAGATTTTGCCGATTACATTTAAGAGTAAAGATTAACAGTTAAACCCGTCGATTTCGACCGGTTTTGAAAGGTGGTGACAGAATGAAAATCAGAGTAACAACAGCATTTAACGACAGGCAGAACGGATATGTAACCCGTCCTGTAAATGAAGTTTTTGAATGCTCCGAGCAGAGAGCAAAGGAACTCATTGACGGCGGTTTTGCAGAAGAGGTCAAGCCTGACGCTCCCAAAAAGCCAAGAGCAAGAACAGTTAAAACAGAAAAAGCAGATTAAGCACTTTACGAATATGTAAGGTGCTTTTATTTTACCCTGCCGTGGGTTATAACGGCTGAATTTCTACCGCAGGCAAAGCGGAATACAAGCTATGCAGAAAGGATTTACTATGAAGAATATACACACACTTCTCTCCGAAATCGGCTTTACAGTTCCCGAAGATAAAAAGGTAGACTTTGAAAAAGCCTTTGCGGAGAATTACAAAACCGTACCAGAGGTTGAAAAGCTCCGCACATCAAGGGACAACTACAAGTCACAGCTTGAAACTGCACAGACTGCACTCAAAAAGTTTGAGGGTGTCAATGTGGACGAGCTCAAGGGCGAAATCAAAAAGCTCAACGGCGAACTTGAAACAAAGGAAAACGAGTATCAGACAAGGATTGCGGATATGGAATTTAACTCCGTGCTTGACGGTGCAATTTCGGAAAGCGGTGCAAGAAACTCAAAGGCTGTCAAGGCTCTGCTTGACCTTAAAAACCTGAAAACATCTAAAAATCAGGCAGATGACATCAAAAAGGCTCTCGAACAGGTTAAGTCCGAAAACGGCTATATGTTCGGTTCTGACGAGCCTTTTCAGAATCCTGTCGGTGCAACCGATACAGGTAACGGCGGTTCAGGCTCAAATCCGCTTGCGTCAATGCGTGCGGCTATGGGACTTTCTACCGAAAAGAAATAATTTTATTAAATCTATGAGGTGATTTTATTATGGCAAACACAATTGCACTTTTTAAACAGTACACAGCGTTGCTTGATGAGGTCTATAAGCAGTCAGCACTCACAAGCAAAATTGACGGTGCGTCAGACCTTGCAACACAGGGCGCTAACGCAAACGAGCTTATCATTCCGATGCTCACAATGGACGGTCTTGCTGACTATTCACGCAACAGCGGTTATGTTGACGGCGATGTTGAGCTTACGAACGAAACCGTGAAATGTAACTTTGACCGTGGCAGAATGTTCACGGTTGACACAATGGATAATGCAGAAACGGCAGGCATTGCATTCGGCAGACTTTCGGGCGAGTTTATCCGCACAAAGGTTGTTCCCGAGCTTGACGCTTTCCGTTTTGCGAAGTATGCAAGTACAAGCGGTATTTCTTTCGTGAGTGCAACTCTCACAACAGGCGAAGAGGTTGTAAAGGCTCTCCGCACAGCCTCAACAAAAATGGATGAGGATGAAGTTCCTTTCGAGGACAGACATCTTTTCATCACATCAACGCTTTACGGTCTTGTGCAGGATCTCGATACAACAAAGTCAAGGGAGGTTCTCAGCCGTTTTGCAGACACCACACTTGTTCCTCAGTCAAGATTCTATACAGCGATTGAACAGCTTGACGGCACATCCTCAAGCAAGGAAAAGGGCGGTTACAAAAAGGCGACTTCGGGCAAGAATATCAACTTTATGATTATTCACGGCTCTGCTCCGATTCAGTTCACAAAGCACCTTGACACAAAGGTTATTGAGCCGTCAGTTAATCAGAGTTCTGACGGTTGGAAGTTTGGTTATCGTATGGTCGGTATTGCCGATGTTTACGAGAATAAAAAGGCAGGTATCTACTGCCATTCAGCCGTAGAGGCTTAAAGGAGTGTTACTATGACCGCTTATGCCGATAAAGGCTATTACATCTCTGAATATCTCTGTGGCAGAAAGGCGGTCATTGTTTCCGCCTTTGATTATTATGCACGCTCTGCAGCCCTGCTCATTAAGGCATACACAGGCGAAAATGTTGATGGGAACAATATTCCCGAAAGCGTAAAACTCTGCTGTTGTGAGCTTGCAGAGCTTGTATATAACGATGAAAAGCAGTCCGCAAATTCAGGAATTTCATCTGCAAGCGTCGGTGATGAATCCGTAAGCTATGTGTCCGAAGAAGAGCGTAAAACCGCCCATAAAAAGGCTGTCAGACACACAATTTACAAGTATCTTGCTGACACCGATTTGCTGTACAGAGGTGGTCGCAGATGATTATTACCCCTGAAAGCTCCTGCACAATCTACAGATTCAACGGCTCGGGTTATGACCGATATTTCATTCCCGAATGTCATTGGCAGGAGAACAAGGCTCGCAATGTGCTTAAAAGCGGAATGCAGAACGCTGACAGCGTGACGGTGTATATTCCGATTGAATCCGCAGGGCTTTTGCCAGACTTTTTAAATCCGAGTGAAAACCTTTTTGCAGGTCAGCTCTGCACTCCTCAGAACAGCGCACAGGACATTATTATTAAGTGCGAGAGTAATTTTACCTTTGA